TTCTTATTTCATTTTTTGGTGTGACAATATCTGGCGCGGGTCTGATTACCGTCTTATATTTCTTAATTGTGTTCGGATCACCATTGTCATTCAAGTATGCTTGAATCTTTTCAACATCAGTTTGTGTTAATGTCGTGTATTGTCTTATTAATCCGTAAAAATCAATATCCTCACAACCAGCAAAGAACGCATTAATATAATTATCAGCCTCTTCATCCGACATATTTTTAAAATGGTCTTTTACTAATAAATTTAATATACTTGGATGGTCAACAATTACTTTAAACTGTATTGTACCTTGTCTTGATGTATTTTGATATGTATAAACTGGTTCAGGTCTTCCTAAAAAGGTGTTAGCTTCCCATTTTGCAGAGTTCTGTTCTGTTACTCTCAATCCATATGGTGGAAACCACATAACTCTACCACCGTTAGGTCCTCTTTCACAATATGGTAAATCGTTATATGTAAATCCAGGTCTCGTAGATGTTTTCCACGCTAGATTTTCAATAGAGAACATATATTTTTTAGCATAAAAACCATCACCCATCCCTTTTGCCATGTTCGTTGAACTACTGTCAAACCCACCATTTCCATTTGAATTTGGGTACATATTTAAATTCCACGCATTTGAGAATACACTGCTATCGAATTTTCTTGATAATCCCGTCGTCTTCATTGTATCGGAATTATTCATATACGACCTATCTTTTGTCCATACACGACAATATTCGACACCACTTTCTGAACCTGTAAATTTATCAATATATTTTACTGCCGATCCTCTTGACATCAACACATCATCTTCTCTGAAGACCCTACTTGTTTGGTCAATAACATTTGCAACATGGGAACGAGCCGCTCCACCTTCAGTCGGTAGAGTTTCAAGTATTTCTTGGGTTAACCCTAATATGGAGTCAGACCTGAATGGATATTTTGTTGATAATGTTTCAGTAAATTGTGACGACTCAGACTGATATTCATCATTATTCGCTCCTAATTTATTTTTAGATTTCGAGCTAATCCAAGTTAATTTACCGCCAATACCACCACCTTCAGCTATACTCTTAGTTCGGAGAAATAGAAACGCTTGAACCGTATCAAATAAAACACTTAAATAATAACTACTTTTTACTTGTCGGTCGTTAAAGTCACTCATTGCGTCCTTAACATTATTCCCACGGTCATCTCCAATATATGCGGTCATTTTTGGAGCTTCTATTCCCAAAAATGTTTTAACCCCTTCACCCACATTATCAGCAAATGTAAAGATTTTTGATGAATTTTGAGATCTTGCTGTTGTGGTATAATCAGGACCATATCTCGAATATGATAGATTGTCGAATAATATACTCTTTTGTCTATGACCCATATATTCAACAAACAAATCTGAAGGTTTTCTTGTTGTTGTTGGTCTTCTTTCAATTCCAATCATCGAGCCAATAGCACCCGTTAAGTCTTGAGTAAACGCTCCCACTTCACTATTTGCGGTTGGGCGATTAATTATTGGGTTTTTTGGATCCGAAAGGTAATCACCCGGAATTTGTGACCATGGGAATTCAACCCCCGTTACTGTTTGTAAGAAATCAACACCTTTACCTACCAATGTTTTATCAACGGTAATTTTTGAACTTCCCTCAACTAACGGTTCTCTTCCTGTAACCAGATTAATTGCAGTTGAGAGACTTCCCTCTAACGCGTCAAGTAATCTTACTTTACCCGCGGTTGCGGTGTATAGATTTTGTTGCATCCTACCAAAAAACGGCCCTTGTGAATTAGTCCGTATATTCTGAGCCGCAAATTTCATCATTTCCGATTCATTAGAATAATCGTCCCCAGTCATAATACTCACAAAACTATGATATTGCCCTGTTTCAAAATATGGGTATAATGATAGATTTGCTCTTCGTGGAATTGTTGAGATATTCTCGTTTACAAAATATTCGTTTGGTTTGAACAGATTAGAAGTTTGCGACTGACGTAATTCATTTGGTCTAATAGTTTCAACATCACCTGGGTCGATATTTGACATGTCACTCGTTTTTTGAATCGAATAACTATCTGCGGTAAAACTTTGTGGTCCGTTTGGAACTGTTAAGGTTTTTCCCAGTATAAAATTCCTAAAGGCTTTTGTGGTGTCAAAATCTAAGTAGCTTGGCATTATAATCTTTTAATATAAATACAAGTTAGATGATTTCTGATTATATTACATTTAAACTTTCCAAATAACTATTTTTAAAATTGTTCTGAATATTGGGGTCGTTAAATATTGATCTTTTAATAGGCTCCGTAATGTTATCTGCTTTAAAGGTATGTTCAAATCTGTGTGTTATGTTTGATTTTTCTTCTGTGGTTGTGGTTGTGGTTTCGGTTTTTTGTTCAGTTGGAATATTTGGTGATGTGGCTTCTCCATTAATTGTTCCTGATGTTTTTTTATCAAATAATGGTTTAACAACTGGACTATCATCAATAACTTTACTAACCCAGTCTTGGCCAGCATCTAAACCTTTAGCCATTTTATTAAACCCTTCATAAGATAAGTCTGAAATAGATTTTCCTGGACTAGATGATAAAAACTTTTCAATTCCGTCCCCTAATTCTTTTCCAATTCCCACTCTTGCTTTTGCGGTAATATATGACATATCATGTTCAATGTTCTGAATTGCTGTAAATTGTTGTCTTGCAATGTCTTCAGTCGACATGGTTTTAAATAGTTCCTGATTTTCTAATAAAGCATTTGTTTGTTCTCTTGTTATGCTAGACAATTCAACGTTACTACCTAGTTGTTTTTGTAAATCTTCAGGAACCTCAATGGTCATTTTCCCATCTTTCATCTGAGCAATGTTTGTTAAGAATTCTATCTGTTCATCATCCATATTAAAACCCCGACTCATTAGTTCAGAAGCGGCTTGGGTTCTTTCCATACCAGCGACAGCGGTTTTTGTTAATTCACCCATAGATATTCCAAGGGTATCCGCCATTTCTTTTGCTTTTCTAAGATTTGCACCTGTAACCTCAAATTTACCCTGTTCACTATTATATGTTACTAACTCTTTAGCTGCACCATGTATAGCCTCTTGTAATCCTTCCACATCATTAGTCGCCATATACATTAACTTTATTGGGTCATTTAAATCACCAATAGCTCCACCAATAACTTGTAAGTTTGAAACCATTTCTAATGCACCTTCAGGACTCCACACTTTATCAGCAACAGCAAATACACTATCCATACTCATTCTAAACTCAATTGATTGTTCGACCATCTTGCTTAACCCCTCAACACCATTCTTGAAACCATACTGGTTTATTTTAGATAAATTTTCATTTATCCCACTCGTCACAGATTTTGCGTTTAATCCTAATTCTAAAGCCGAATGACCTGCAGCATCAATTTCTCTTGTCATATCACTAACACCCAACCCAATATCTTCAAATCCCTTTGACATACCAGCTAAATCTTCCATTGATTTAGTGAAAACACTAGTTCGAGCTAATTCTTCAATTGTTTCTTGACCAAGTAATTTAAATTTTCCTGATTCCGTAAGAACTGTACTAACTGAATTTTTTAATTCATCAAAACTAATTCCCAATCTAATTACATCGGGAGATGCTGCCATAATTTCTTGTCTAAATTCTCTAGAAAGTTCACCTGTCATACCAGCGGCAGTGTTCATTTCACCAAGAAGATCTGTTGATTGTTGTAACCCAATTACTATTTGGTCTGTAATAATTCCACCAATTGACTTTAATATTCCTTTAAATTTACCGTTTGCATCAAAAAACGCATCAATTCCTTTTTGTGCGGTAAGAAATTCACCAGCATCACCCGGAACATTTTGTTCTTGTGTTGATAACATTTTTTCGATAAAACCTAATCCACCACCACCGCTATTTTTTTTGCCACTAGATGAATTGTAACTCTCATTTTCATCTAACGACATATAACCAAATTTAGATTGAAGAGCATCTTGCCGAGTGGCATTAGAATTTACACGGAGGTATTCTTGAATAAAATCCTCGTCACCTTCAAGTCTAGAAAGTCTAATTAAATTTTTAGTTGTTTGTGAGTGTCCAGCCATATCATATAAATAGATTATTAACCATTTTCCATTTCATTAATATGTTGAATAAAAAATCGTCTAACATATATAGGCATAATTAATAAATCGGAATATGAATATCCACGTTTAATTAGATAATGAAATTCTTTTAATTGAATAGTTTTATATTCCGTAGAAAGGACGAAAAAATTCCGCCCCAAATCCAATTTGAACATGGATCTTTTCCTTGCTGGGGGTTTGTATTGTTTCTGTTAAATCTAAGCCTGGTTTATTTTCATTATAATATTTTTTAAATTTTTGAGAATCTAATAGTGGCATTTTATTCTCAATAAAACTATGAATAGACATAGGGTTTCTATCGCCATTAATTGATTTAATCATGAATTCGAGTCTTTTTGTTGCAATTGGTGGTGGTGTTTTTTCCTTCCAATTATCGGAGATTTTTTTAAGCTCAATTTCTTGTTTTTGTGTTAAATATTTAAATGTAATTGGAATCTTAGATTTTTCTAAGAAATATTCATATTCTCCATTAGAATCTTCAACTAATGTAAAATCTTTTACTTTTAATGTTGATAAATCAATTTTAACTTTAAATGGTTCTTTAGTTTTTGGGTCGGTAACTGACATTTCATATTCAGTACCAAACGCTGTATTTCTCAAGAATATTAAAATAGCTTGTTTGTCTTCTTCAACAATATCTTCAAATGATAAATCTCGATCTATAATTTTTCTTTTTAAAAGTTCATTAATCACTTCACCAGAAACAATTAAGTTGGGTGAAGATAGTATATTTTCGTCTGAGGCGGTCAAATAAGCCACTTTTACGGACTTTTTCTTATTTTCATAATGAATACCTCCACTTGGTAGTTGGACTACATCAAATGCAATCGTAGGGTCAATTCTTTGTTCTTCCATAGTTCTCTTTATTAATAAATATTTAAACCCAAATTTTTGACACTAAAGTCGATTTAGTGTCAATTGTTTGGTTTCAGGGCATAAAAAATTCCCACATATATAATATATGGGAATTTCTTCACATTATCAATAGATAATAGAAGTATATTTTAATAAACCTGAATGCAACGGTCCATTCTAAGTGATGCGTCAATAGTAGCCAAATCGTCTCTATTGTAATCTAAATCACCAAAGTTGAGGTCCGTTAAGAAAGTACCTTGAAGAATCCATTTTTCAACAACAACACCTGTTGGGTCTAACATTTCCAATTCAACATCTTTTTTATATCCTGCAGCATATCCCATTCTACCCGTAACAGACTCCGCATGTAAACGGAACCATTCCATCAATGCCTGTGAAGCTGATGGACCAATCGGGTCTTTAAATGTTACTTTGATTTCGTTCCATATAAATCTACCTGCAACCCAAGTTGAAGTGTTTAGGAACGGAATCTCTGTTGCGTTGATTTTTGCGTTTGGTCTTGCTGCTGATGTCACATACCATTCATTTATTCCAAGGCTTGAAGGAAACCTTAAAATAAATCGGTTCTTTCTTTTCGGTTCATAAGGAACCGGCATCTTCATTAATAGATCTGCCATTTTATGTTTGTTATTTATTTATTATTTTATTATTATAAATATATTACATTTTGAAAATCTCTTTTTATTTCGCTATGTCAAATTTTTTTCGTATTTTTGACAATAGGTCCAATATTCTTCTAGTAATATTACTATAAATACTTCAAGATGCGTTATATATAGTGGCCCTTAATAAAAATGCAACAATTCTAGTATTTTTTTCCAGTAAGCCTTGTTTTTCTCATTTTTTTTCATTATATTTTTGGTCCTTTACCAAACTAGAATATATCGGTCCTCTTTTCCAGTATTGGTCCACTAGAAAGAAATACTAGAAAAAAATACTAGAAAGAATACTAGAAGATATCGGACCTATTGGAAATGAAAAAGGGTAGGAAATTCCCACCCTTTCTTTTTATCTATAAGAAGATATTATACATTCTCAAATGAAGCCCCTGTTGGTGAAATGATAAATTCAACATCAATATACTCCAAAGATCTTGTTGGTTTGATATAAATCTTACCTCTAAGAGTGTTAGCATCGATATCTTCAGGATCATTTGAAACTACCAATCTGAAATCATATAGTCCTCTTTCCTTTTTAATTGCCTCAAGAATTGGATTAACCAATCTTGTGAACTCATTTCTCACCTGTTCGTCATTTTGTTCAAATAACAATCTTACAGCTACAGCTGAAATAAGTTTTCTCGCTCTTAACAATAGTCTTCTTACATTAATTCTATCCAAAGCGGATTCTTTAACTTGAAGAGTTTTGTTACCCCAAATAATTGGACCTGTATCACTAAATGTAGCAATTGGGTTGATTCTCATCTTGTAAAGTGTATCTCTTTCATCAAGTGTTAA